GTATCAAAACCTTGTCAATCCTGCGGCCAGGAGGTACCGCTTCCGCTAACTCTAGCGGAGTTGTTTCAGGGGTGAAATTGATTATGAAGTTCTAGTAGAAGTATGGAACTTTTTAACTCAAGCATACCCAGGATGGACATTGAACGAAATACGCTCTTTAAACTTTAGAGAGCGAGTTACATGGATGTTAAAAGTAAAAAATAGGTGAGGCGGTGAATAATGGCTCAAGACGAAGATAAGATTGAACAAAACCTCTATGAGGGCGCTCAAGCGTTCCTAGACGAGTTTAAAGAGATTGAAACAATACTTGAAAAAGCAGACAAGTATAGCGCATCTATCCGTAAAAATCTTAGCGGCAATGCTACTGGAAGTAGCAACCTTGGTCTTGGTACTGTAGCCAAAAATGCCTGGAACTCATTCACCCCTACTCAAAGATTAATGGGCGGTGCCGCTATAGGCGGCACAGCTATTGCCGGTTCATTTATGAGCATGGCCCCAAATACAATGGCTGCTGTTACGCAGCGTATGGCTGCTGATGCTGTATCTGGATTTAGCACTCAAGGTCCTGGAATGGGTAACTCTCAGGCCGTTATGCGTAGTGCTAATTCTGCTGTACAAGGCGGAGCAACAAGTGCTATGGGACCAACCATGGCTACTATGGCAGCCTTCTATAGCGGCGGTTACACAGCCGGCAGTGTAAGCTCTAAAAATATTATGGCTAGCGTCGGTGGATTAAGCGCCATGACTGGTCAATCAAATGAACAGGTTGCAGCCACTCTTGGTGGCATGAATGGAATGAATTTCCTTCGTTACGGTATTTCTATACGTGATGGCCAAGGAAGTCTAAAACCAATGAATACTATTGTTAATGATGTATTCAGAGTTTTGTTTGGTGGAAGAACTCCTACTCAGGATCAAGCAGCGACTATTCTAAATCCTAACTCCCCACTTGGTGCAGGCCTAATGGCTATTGTAGGTGGAGATCAAAATCTTTTCCAGACCATTGCTATGGCTGTTCTTACCCGTGCTAAAAAGGGAAGTGCCCTAACTGCTGGGGATATGAAGAATGCTCAGCAGGCTCTTGATATTATGGGTGTACCAAAAGACAGCCCAATTCGCGCTAACTTTAAAAATAACAGCGCACAAAATAAATTACTTGGTGCAACTCAACAAGGGTTAGTATCTGGTTACAATGGGGCTCTTGATACAAATGCAGCTATAACTAATGGCTTGGCTGGTATGGCTACCCAATTACAGGGAGCAACTAATGCCCTTATGGCGTTTAAAGGATTTTTAGAAACCTTCCCTAATACAGGAAGTGTTGGTGGCGGTCTATCCGGCATGGCTGGTGGGTTAATGGGTATTGGTGGTCAGTTTGCTCAATATTCATTAATGAACCGTATGTATGGTTTAGGTGGAAGTGCGGGCGCAGCTACAGGCGCAGTAGATTCAGTTACCGGCCTTACTGAAGCAGAGATGAGTGCAGCATTATTGGGTAAAAGCTCAGGAAGTAGTGGAATGCTGGGAGGCCTAAGCGGACTTGCACGTAGATTTATGCGTGGAGGGTTATATTCCGTAGGAGGACAAATTGCTGGAAGCTTAATTGGTGGTAACTCAGCACATGGCAGTACTAGATCTAGACTTGGTAGGGCTGCTAAATATGCTGGAACTGGTGCAGCAATAGGAGCTTTAATTCCAGGACTTGATGCTACAGGCATACCAGAATTAATTGGGGGTCTGCTTGGCAGTGCCTATGGGGCGTTTACTGGTGGACCTAATACATCAAATAGTACTTCGTCTAGCGGTACAAGTGGCGCTACATTCCCAGGGTTGCAATCCCCAGCCCCTACTGGCACACCTATTACACAAGGCTACCACGGTAAAACAAATAAGACTGCTGCCCACTTAGGTATTGACTATGGAGTAAAGCACGGCACACCTATTCGTGCTGCAGGCCCAGGTACTGTTACAGAAACAGGTAACGGTGGTGGTTATGGTAACTACATCATTATTAGCCATGGTGGTAAGTCAACTCTCTATGCCCACTTAAGTAAGATTATGGTAAAGAAAGGCGATGTTGTAGACCATACAACTGTCATTGCTTTATCTGGTGGTACCCCAGGAACACCGGGTGCTGGAAAATCTACGGGACCACACCTTCACCATGAGCTTAGAGATAACGGCGGTATCGGAGCAGGTGGACGTATAAATCCCCAGAACTGGTTTGGTAAAGCCACATCTTGGCTCAGTGGCATATTTACTAAGAATGTAAAAACTGTAGAAAATTTCCTTGGGTTTGGAAATCAAAGCAAATCTTCTAAGGCCCAAGCTAACTTCTTAAGTGGCACCCAGTCAGCTATAACATTATCAGAACTAAGTTCTGCCGACGTTAATAGCCTACTTGGTAAAGAACTCTATAAAGGCCAACCCTTAACTTACTCTAATTTAACTAAGTATGCCCCTAAAGCTGCAGCACAGGCTGCTCAGAATTTACCTGCGGCTATGAGCCAGATCCCTAAGGGTAAGGGCATAGCTGGTGGAAGTCCAGACGGTCTTATGCGCATTCTTTACAATGCCGGCTTTAGAGGGGCTGCACTGGAGACTGCATTTGCCGTTGCTCTTACTGAATCAAATGGAAACCCTAGAGACCATAACTATGATCCTAAAACAGGAGACAACTCCTATGGTATTTTTCAAATTAATATGCTTGGAAACATGGGACCAGATATAAGGAAGAGTTACCACCTATCTAGCAACGACGCACTTTATAACCCCGTTACAAATGCGCTAATTGCTAAAGACATATCTCATAATGGAAAGATTTGGAATAAGTCGTGGCCCCATAGCTATGGAAGCTCGCGTTATTTTTCATTCCTTAAAGAAGCTCAGACTGTTGGTCAAGAGACAGGCTTAGGCACCGGAGGTCCAGATAGTACTTGGGGAGCTACCTCAGTCCACTCTACCCCTGCTTTGTCTTCTACACGCGGAGGCAATGCTACACTAAACACTAGCTCCAATATTAATATGAATGTGACAATGCAGGTTCATATTGCTCGAGCATCCATTCAGGAAACTGAACAGATGTTCCAGCAGTTTAAAGCAAGAATTGAAACCTCATTGGTACCGAAAGGAATTAGCGTTTACTAATGGCTACTAGAAATGTATACCAGCAAAAGCTATTCCAGGTTATTAATGGAAGCTATGTCCCCATTGAAGTACCGGACATTAAAGTAAGCTTTACTGACCTTGTTCCAGGAGGTACTGCTACTGCAGGTGCTACCACCTACGGTGGGGATACTCTAGAGTGGCAAATTATTCCTGGTACTTACAATGATGTAACAAATCAATTTACACCAGCTACAGATATGTCTAAATACGCTGTACACGTAAGCGCTGGTTCCCAGGGCCATGGATATTTTGCTGAAGTACAAACTAACTCTAATAGCTTTACTGCTAAAGTAGTAAACAGTCTTTTATCCGCTAACGGCATAAAGTGGCCTATAGTAATTTACCCATATTTTGATGTGATATTAAAATCTGATCCCAATACCTTTTTAGGTGTATACGATTGGCCTATTACTCAAACAGATGGCACTGCGGGATATATTCGTTATCAGTCGGTATCTATTACGCAAGCAGTTACCCAGCCGCCTATTCCAAAAGAAATACTTCCATTATTAAATGGAAACTATAGTAATATCCACTGGGACTATGCTAATAAACAGTTTGTTTTTATTACCTCTACAACTAACTCAAAGCAAACCTGTTACTTTGTAAATACCTATAACCCTGTAACTAAGAAAAAGGTTGGACCAAGTTCTCTAGGTTGTGACCCAGTAAATAAGCCGGGCAATGCTAAGAAGGCAGCACAAAGCCTGCTTGTTGATGCTATTGATAGTATTCATAATGGGCCTAAATCTCAGTTGCCAGCTAAGGTTGCAAACTATCAAGCACCATCTGGGACATTACCGCCATCACCTAACAATCCTGATAGTTCTGCTATGGGTCCTCGTTGGAATCCACCACCACACATCACTACACGTTCTGTTGAAAAGTTTTTTGCCGATAATAAAACTTCAGGT